AATTTTTTGTTCTTTATATACCAGTCTTTAACTTCATCAGTTTTTCTGAATGCAATATCTCTATCTTTTTCAGCACGAGATACTGTGTATACAAGTTTACCTGGATTCTTTCCAATGTAGATAGCCAATGCTTCTTCAAATGGGTCATCTATTCTTGGGTTAGGTGCCTTTAAAACATTCTCATAAATATCAAAGAACTCTTGACGAATACTTGTGATACCTACTTCTTTCAAAAACTTAGGTACATCTTTAGATTCTTTTAATGTAATTGAGAATGGTAAAGGAATTAAACCAAAACCATTACGCATAACAATTACGTTATGTGCAGCAATACGAATGTTTTTAATATATTCATATTGTTCTTCTGGTGTAGCATCTGCTGGTAAACCTCTACCATGTGCTGCATCATAAGCAATTGCTTGATGAATAGCAGTTAACTCTTGTTTATCTTTTTCATTAGCATCAACAATTTTTAAAATTCTATCTACAGATACAGGAAGAATTGCTTTACGTAATGTGACGTTATCACCAATATCACCAAGTAAAACGTTATCTATTCTATCGGAAAGAATGCCACCTGATTCACCAAACCTACCAGCAATAGCCTTAAAGGTAACAACGCTGGCTCCAGCAATAGGACCAGACAATGTTGGCATTGCTGCATCAGGACCAAATGATGGATTGATTTGTGCTAAACGAATAGTGAAGTCACCAAACAATGGTTGACTATATCCGCTTTGACCACCAGTTAATGTTCTAATTGGCTTATCAATTACTTGAAACATCATGTCATCCATTGGCAAAAGAACATACTTTTGTCCTTGTGCATCCTCATGAACTATGCCTGATGCTTCTAAACCTAAAGCAGAAAGACGCATACGCACTACTGTTCTTAATGAAACATCTTTCATTCTGTAAACACGACGCACAAAGTCTTCTGTTGCACGATAAAAACGTGCACCGTTTCTTAAACTAAATGCTAATTGACTACGAATCTGTGGGTTATCTGCATATTTCATTACTAGATTAGCAGCATCTTTTGCTGCCTGTTCAGTAAAGAATCTATCTACAATATCTTTTGCAAAGGTTTCAGTAGTCTCTTGCTTGTAACCTAGTTTTTTGTAGTTGTTAGTTAGTTCATTTAGGTAACCTGAGTAGTGACCGTTTCTTCTAAAGCGGTCCATGTTTGCTAAATATAAAGAAAAGAATGCTGGGGTTCTATACATTGATGTAACTTGTTGGTCCATAAATTCAAACATTTGATTACCAACACGAGCCCACAATGATTCAACTGTGTCCCCAACAAAATCAACAGGTGCGTAAACACCCTCAACATCCATAATGTTCTTTGCAGTCAATGCTTTAAATTCTTCAAACGTCATACTAGCAATAGTGCGGCTAAAACTGCCACCTTTTTCTACCGCTTTTTGACTTAACTCATTAACAATGTTGTCATTAACTGAAGCAAAGTCTGCTGTTCCGTGAATAGTTTGACGCAAATCTAACATCATTGTTTCTAAACGGTCACGCAATACTGAGAATGGTGATGTGCCACCTGAGTATGCTGATTCAACGTCAGCATATAAGTACTTCTCTAAAGCCTTTTGTTTCTTTGCTTGCTTAGGTGTTAACTTGCCATCTTTAAGTATGCTTCTATTAAGAACTACAGGGTCAGATGCAGAATTTGGTATAAATTGTAGTGCTCTTGCTGGACCTGTGTAGACTAATCCCATTGCTGACATCATTTCATCAACAGCATTGTCTAAATCTTGCGGTGTTTTCAACCCATTATTACGCATTGCGTATTCAATTGGGTCTTCTATATCTAAATCAAAGGCATCTTTGAAAGAGTTACGTGCACCTTTAGTGTGAAAGAAGTAATAGTGCAGGAATTGTTTTTGATTACTACTTAGGTTCTCTGCTTGTTTAATAAAGTCAGCAACTTGGGTGTAGCCTTCATTGTTAAACGCTTCAGTTAACTTAGAAGCAGACATAGTTACTGAACTATTAATCTTACTTCTAATGCCTAGCATGTGTCCTGCTACGCCAGAGGCAATTGCGTCACCAAATCGTGGGTCATAGGTTAAGAAATTAACTAAATCTTTTTTCTGGTCAGGTGTTAATGTTCTTGCACTGATACCTGAGAAACGCTCTAGTGCTAGTTCTGCTATTTCCCTACGAGCACCAAGCATTTGTTCATTTTTTGTAAGACTTACGTCAGCAAAAAACTTATTAAAGATATCAACTGTTTCTGTTTCGCCAAGTAACTCAGGAATTTTTTGTAATTTCTCTGCAGTTAATGAAATACCAGCACCACTTCTTGTGGCTGCACTACGAATCTTTGCACCAGCAAGACCTTTTAGTGAGAAAAAGTTATACAATGCTTCTTTAGGTGCATAGTTAATAAAGAAAAATAGTTCGTCAACTGTTGCTCTTACACCAAGTTTAGGGAAAAGGGTTAATACGCTCCACGCATTTGTAAATTCTGTAGCAAATTTGCCGTTAACAATAGGTGAAAGGTTTCTTAAAATGTATCTAGGGTCTTGATTAACAATTGTTTCTGAAACAAGGTCACTGATTCCGCGCCAATCAAGGTTACCAATGGTGCTTGAGTAACCATTTGGTTGAGTTGGACCTTCTTTTACTAAGAAAGTTCTACCGTTTTCTACTATAACTTTACCAAGATTAGTTGATGTTGGTACAAAATCTGAGGCAACTTCAATCTTATTAGAAATAGAACCAATAAACTTTTGGTCAAGAATAGTATTTATAAGACCTACACCTTTAGGTGTAGCACCTAGACCTGATGCTGTTAAAACATCTGTCATTACACCACGTAATAAAGCAATACGCTCTGCTTGATTGGAGTCAATAAACTTTTGTGTTAAAGCACCAGCAAGATTTTTAGGTAAAACAATTCTAGATAATTCGTTAAAGGTTGTTGAGGATTCTAAAACCATATCGTCAGTAACATAGATTGGTTTATCTAATGGGTGACGTGAGGCAAACCTAGAGATTCTACCCTTAATTGTGTTTAATGCTTTTTCTGCTTCAATGAAAGCAGGGTTATTTTCACGTAAACCTTTTAACACTTGTGCTGCTTGGGTTATATCTTCACCAGTTTGAATATAACCTTTAGATATTTCACTTAAAGCAATATCGGTTTTTGCAGCAGATGCTGGTGTATTAAAGATTGAGTTAACCATTGAACGTGCTGTGCGATTAACAATAGATATACGGTTAGCAGTTGCTATCTGGTTACTGCGATAGTACTGCATTGAATCAGTTCTACCATTAATTAATTTACTAGCATGCTCATAACTTGAAAAGAAACTTTTAGCAGTTTCAGCGTCTTTAACTCCGCCTTTAACTAACTCATCAAGGATTGCTGGATTATTATACTCTGGAAACTTTAAGGCAATCTCGTCACGAATGTTTGCTTTTTCAGCGTTAGATGTTGCACGACCAAGGTCATCTAATAGTGGACCAATATTGTTCCAGTATCTTACAACTTGTTTACCAAGTCTTTTATTTTCAAATACTGCTTTAACACCTAAAGCACCGCCACCTGTTTCGTCATAAATCTTTGCTAACTTAGCACCTGCTTTTAATGCAGGACCAAAGCCTAGAGTGGCATATGTTAATGGGTCAGCAAGTATTTGGTAGGTTGCATCAAAGATACCTGATACTCGGTCAAATGATTTTTCAGCATTGGTTTGCATACCTGGTGTTGGCGCACCATATATACTACGTGCAATATCACGACCAACAGATGCTTGTGTTCTTTTATAATCTGAAATAATATCTTGAAACTGTGTAGGATTTTCTGACATAAAGTTTAAAGCAAATTCTAACTCAGGGTCTATCCCACCATGGTCTTCAATTATTTCACCAGGTGTCATACCTGAAACAATGCCTTTGGCTAAAACACTAATGCCTTGACCATACGATTCATCTAAAACAGTTGTTGCACCTTTGTCAAATATTTTGGTGCCGTCCCAATCGTCACGCCAAATTTTCCAAAGATTAGAAGTGTCATCACCTTGTCCTCTTGCTTTAACAGCAAGATAAGGTAAAGAAATTGCACGGCTGTAGGTTTCTAATGCTTTGAACCCTGCCTTGAATGGGCTTTGTGCTAACTTTAAAGCATCAGCAATAAGGTCCCCAGCAGTCCAATCTTTTGGACGAGCCATATAATTTGCTTGAAAATTATCGGTAAGCATCTGTTGAATAACAGGGTCAAGTTTGTTGTAAGTATCAAATGCTACTTTGTCATCTTTAATGTCAAGTAGTTCACGATGCTTTGCATATAACTTATCCCAAGTTCTGATTTGTTTTAAATCAGTTCCTTGTAAACCTGCTTTGTATCCAGCAACAGCAAGTTCAGGATTAGTAACAGGTACTAATTCGTTCCATGAAGTTGCCACTAATTACCTCTGTCAAGTAAGAAATTATAGATTGCAGATATTTCGCCTGTTTCGTCAAAAGGTATTAATTCCTCAACAACAGATTTTAATGTTCTTTGTTGTGGGCGAGGCAAGTTTAAAATATCACTTCCTGGACCTGCGCCAAAATCAACACCTGCAGTTAATGGTTCATTAGGTCTTTGAGTTACTGCTGTTAAAGGAGTAACAGGTCTTGCTGAAGCAAGTGCTTGCATAGCACCCATTGATGGTTGAGGTGCTTGAGGTGCTTGACCCATCATTGATGCGCCTTGTTGAAGACCCATAAGTTCTTGACCTTCACCGTATGTGCCACCAGACATATATCTAACTGGTTGTTGGGAAGGATTCAAATCTGTTCTTCTAGAATTTCTGCCTACACCTGATACTTGTTCAGCCATTTATTGACCTGCCATTTGTGCCATCAGTGCAGCAATATCCATAGGGGCTCCAGCAGGACTACCAGCGGGAGCACTAGGAGGGGACGGTTGTGCTGCAACCTGCTGTGAAGGAAGGGTAGCCTCTGCTGGAGTAGGTTGTTCTAACTCTTCGGGTTTGAATGCTTCTTTAACGGCATTTTCAATTGCTATACCATCACGACGTTTTTCAATAATGTCAGCAAATTTTCCTAAGAGAGATGAAACATCTTGTCCTGTTGCAATCATTTCAGGGATTGCACCAGCAGCAGCGTTAACTGCACGATTTAAATTATCGCGCATCTTTTGTATATCAATACGTTCTTGTTCTTTGGAAACATTAACTGACCATGGTAGTTCACTCATAACAAATTCACGTGATACTAAATCACCACCGAGTGCTTGTAGTGAGAATATTAATGCACGAGATGGGTCAAGTCCTGCCATCAAACCGTAACGAACTTCTACAGTGTAATCACCTTTAATGTCTTTAGCAGGATTGTATTTGAGTTCGTATGGTGCACCGTCGTTTAAACCACGAACATTTTTTTCAAATGGGAAAATCTTTTCATCAGCACGTAAACAAAGAGAAATAACATCTTCAAATGTTTGTGCAAGTACTTGTTGTCCTGCTTTGATTTGTGAATCAAAAGCACCAAGTAACGCCTGGACGCCTTGACCAGTAATGATGCTGGCATCAATATTGCCTGTGCGACCTTCTGGATAACGTGCGCCCAAACGCATTTCCTGTTGCAACACTGCTTGTTCAGTGAATGCTGTGTTTGGTAAATCTAAACCGACTCTTCTAATTAGTTGAGGATTTTGACTTCTCAAAACTGCGTCGGGACCAAATGCTAATTCTTGAACATCGTTAGGCAGTGCCAACGGAGCCTGAACAGATTTCTCTGCTGCTTCTAATGCTAGTAAAGAAAAACGTGCACGAGCAAGTTGTACCCATACCACATCATCAAACTGTCCACGTGGTTCTTCGTCAATACTTGGGCGACGTGCAACACGCACCATAATCTCACCAAGAGGATTAGGTGTTTGTTTTAAAACAAGATTAGTTCTTTCAGGAAGATATAAAAGGATTTGGTCGTCATCTTCATAACGAACCATTTCAAGTAATGAATACATATCAGTCATATCACGACCCATAGGTCCAATGATTTGATTTTCGTATTCAGGAAACTCTGCAACTAACTCAGCAATAGTTTTAACATACCTACGAGAATAAGAACTTAAACGACCAAAGCGGTCAAACTCAGGATATGCACCTAAAGGATTATCGACACGGATGCGGGGCTGATTATCTTTAACATCTAATTCTATAACGATTGGCAAAAAGCCATATGTAAGAAACCAATCAGCCCCTGTATACATCTGTGTCTGCAAGCGTGAAGATTGAACATAGTAGTTCGCTATCATGCTGCGTTTCTCTGCCTGTGCTTTAGCACGGTCAGAAGTTGTGTTAACGGTACTGCAATTAATAGAAGGTAAAGGCGCAAGCACCTCTGCTAAATCGCGTGCAGCAACATCAATGAAGTTAGCAATCATTGGTGAAGGCATACCTTCAGGGAAAAAGTCAGGGTAAACGTTTGAGATTTCGCCACGACGTACAGACAAAACATTTGCCATACGCACATCACGACCCTGGCTGCGACGTTTTAACGCCTCAACCTTATCTGCTATCTGTTGCACATCAAGTGCCATTCAAACTCCTATAAGTATGCTTCAGCATATTGTGCTGCAGCAAGGTCATCTAGATTTACTGTTCCTCTATTACGTATACCAGCCTTGGTTGCGTACCTGTTATGCGTATGTGATTGAGCAAACCCAGATTGTTGGATTAACTCTTTAACTCTAATTTCACAAAACCATAAAGCCATCACACAATCAGTTGCTTGTGATTTCTTTACACCTGGAGACCAGGTAAGTAATTGATTTACTAAAGCCTTAACATGCTCATTTCCTTCAGAAGAAGGAAGTTCAATTAAATTATCGTCTTGATGTTTACCATCACGTTCACTACCAAACAAGGCAGCCATAGATGCTACACCAAAATCAACATCCCATTTGTTTTTACCAGTAAAATGAGAACGGAACTGAATCCCTCTATTTGTTAACCACTGG